TTTTAGCCAGTGGACAATACGTGTTTATCTGACCTTCTATTGTTGATTTCAATTGATGTTCATTGTACTGTAATGAATATATCAAATCTTCTAAATTACAGCCAAAACCAGGAGCGCCTAAAACTTCTCCTTTATCAGTAAAAAGAGTAGTTTCAATTTGAGTTATAAGTTGTTGTACTTCATTCTCAATATGAACTTGATTTGGATCATAGTTAGGATCTCCTATATATTTAATGTACAATTCCATCTTTATATGTATCTCTTTTAGCTATGGAACATCCAGTCCACACCTTCATCACCCTTGATTTCTTCTTCAATAGCAGAAAGTTCATCATCACCCATTGATTTAATTGCATCATAATCAAAGTCTACATTACCAGGTAAAGCAAATTTGAAGATACCCAATTTGGCACCAAGTGATTGTTTGATCTTTGCGCTAATATATCTAAAGAAGATCTCATCATCATACAGAGCGCAGTCTGGAATTGTCTCATAAACCTCTAGAATAATATCACCTTTTGGTGTATCACCCATGAACTTTAAATCACCAGTTAATCTTGAGTACTGGAAAGAGATCGGATTCTCAAGAATCTGCCTTGACAGATCGGCAAGTGAAGCATTAAGTACATAGTATTGTAACTCTTCAGCTGCTTGTGCAGGTCCTGAACCATCATACATTCTTCTAAATAACATCTTATCGATTGAGAAGTCAGCACCAGACTGGAATCTTAAATCAGATCCGCCCATGTTATTCCAACCACTTGCAAGATCATATACACCGTAAACAGCATAAACTTTACCCGCACCGTCAGCCGCAGCATCTGGCAGAGTCAAACATCTGTGCTTCTTAAAATATTCAGTCTCAAAAATCTCTTTCGGGATATGATAATAGTTCTCCTTTACAGAGTCCTCATATTTCTTGTAGAACCATTTCTTAGCTCTCTTGATAATGTTGATGATCTCCTTTTTAGGCAGATTAACTGGTACCATACAAGCACCAGTAATCTCATCACCGATCTCATCTAGAAACTCGTTTAAACAATCGTCACTAAAATCTCTAGGGGTTGTTAAACCATTTTCATTACCACTTCTAATTTCACTCATTTTATGAATTTATTTTTTTACTTACTACGATTTCCGTATCGTCAAATCTAGCATACGGGCCAACGTTACCCTCTCTAAATATACCACCGACCATCCTGCCTTTAAAGATACCATCCCTACCGAAAACGTAACAGTTAACAGCACTACAGCTTCCATGTACATATGAAGACTGTATTTTGGACTCTTTAACCTCAGTTGACTGATAAAAATTACAGTACTGTAGATCTGAACCCTCTATCTTACACGCATAAAAATTACAGTTAATTAGATTACCTCTAATTTCAGATGTGATAAACTCGTAATTTTCAGCCAAGAAACAAGTCGACATCTTACCGTCTTTAACTTGAATTGAAGAAAAGTCAGAGTCGTAGTTGATAGTACCTTCTTCTAAAGAGCCATGGATAATTAAGTCCAATACTCTTCTCTTAATTCTATCCCAATGTACTTTAATAATCTGGTAGTCATCTTGCAGATCGACTAAGAGGTTAATCTTGGGCCAGTGCTTATTTAAGTTCCTGTGGTCTTTTAAAGCCTCAAGAATTGGCAAGTTCTTATTCAAGATATACTTAAGCTCAATTTTATCTTCAGCTGTAAATTCAGTCTGAGAACATGCCTTAAAGAGCTGTAGAATAAATCTATCAGCCATGTAAAGAATATCGTCTTGTCTCTCTTCATAATCTTTACCACCAATATACCTAAACTCTAGGTAGTTCTTCTCTTTCTTTAAGAAGTTAACGCCATAGTATTTAGTGTCCGGAAATACAAAGTTCATTGGATTAACGTGCTCGGCGCTAAAGTGTGCCGCTTCATGCTTTGGCATCACAAACTTAATCGACTTTGCGTAAACCGAGTTCTCTCTATTTGGAAAGAATTTATAGACCTGCTTTTCATTAAAGGCCAAGATAAACTTAAGAGTGTTCATCTTTGATACCATCATCGGATCTTCAAGATACTTCTTGTCAAATGACATGTTTAAGTGGATTGAAGCTCTATCTGTTGTATAACCATGCTCTCTAATCCAACCCAACATCTTAATGATAACAATTCTAGCATTACGGTAAGGCATCGCACCAGTCACAAGCTCAATTAAGCCTGAACCACCTGACATATCAGGCTCCATCTTAAAGTGTTTGTCTGTTGGTTGAAAGTCAGAGTGTGCCTTTTCTTCTAGACTAATAGGTAAACCTAGAAGATCCTCAAGCATTTTTTGAGTTTCTTCTAGGTTCTTTTTTGAATAGAATTCAAATTCAATGCCCATTAAGGCGGCATTGAGTATTGACTCTCTTGTAGACTGTCTACTTAGTTTATTCATCGAGCTCGATATATTCTTGTTTGGATATATATCCGGCTCAAATATGTAGCTTATGGTAATTTAAGAAAGACCTTCTGGGTCTCCTCTTCAATTCGAGTAATCTTGACTGTAATGTCATCACCTGGGTTAAAGACTTTCATTATATCTTCGCCTAGTTCACTGACGTGTAGCAGTCCAGTAACACCATCCTCGATTGTAACAAAAAGGCCATAGTCTTTCTTGGCTTTTACTTGAGCCTTAACAACAGCTGGAATTTTATACCTTGTAGTAATATCATCCCATGGGCTAGTTTGTACATTATCGATCTGTGTTAGAGTAATCTTAGTGTTCGAGATAACATCCTTTACTTTAAAGGTAACTTCATCCGCCGGCATAATTTCACGCTTCTTAAACTTCTCGAATGTTTCTGGGTCTAGATCATTCTTGTGAATCATACCTGTCAAACATCTGTTAAATTCAACGAAGACTCCGTATTTAGCAGTTCCTGTTACGTTACCTGTGATTTCTTCACCGGCATTCTCTTTAATATTCTCAATCTCCTGTGGGATTAATGCCTGTAAGTATTTTCTGTGTGAAACAACTATTGTGCCTCTAGTCGCAGAGAAAGATACTGGTACCACATAGAGTTCTTCACCAACAATAGACTCAAAGTCTGCAAGCTTGTTGATACCCGCAAGTGAACCTGGCATGAAACATTCAATACCTTGTACTTCAACAATGTAACCACCGTTTTCAATCATGTTCTTAACAAGACCTACCCAAGCAGTATTGCCTGATTCAACACCGTCTCTAAGATCCATAAAGACTTTCTGTTTAATACCGCCTGAAACAGAACCTGAGATAAAGGCATTATCAGTGTTAGTAATTAAAACTGCAGTTTCTTCACCTGGTGTAAGTTCTTTGACACTCTGTGGTTCTTTATCGGCTTTCACATAGATTAATTCTCTGTAACCAATGTCAACTGTAATTGTATCTTGGGTTACTGCATAAACAATACCCTCGTGGATTTCACCTATTTTAACACTAGATTTAATCGATCTGTTGATTTCAGAGTTCTGTAACATGTCGTACATCTCTTGAGCATAATCTTCTCGAGAGTAAACTTTGTCACCTTTTTGTGTTTTAATGTGAGGGTTAGGTTTTCTTGTGTGTGAAACACAAGTAGCTTCATATGCTTCCCATATAAAATTACCATCTGAATCATAGAATTCACTATGCTCATTTTTTGGCTCCTCTGAAATGTTGTTTGATTCGACGTTTTGTTCAGGTGTTTGACCTAATTTTTGACTATCGGTTGCCGATCCGATTCTAGTCCTTTTGTTTTCTTTTGACATTTATTTTTATATTAAAGGTGTAACATATTATATATCCGTTTAATTTTCTTAAAAAACCACGGGCACAAAACCTGGCATTGGCACTGGACCAATTGGTGTTGGTATACCACCAAGGTAGAGTAATTTAAACTCTAATAAATGTAGAGCATATGTAGCTGCAAGTGCAGAAGCGACAGCTATGGCCGGCGGCTGCGTTGCCGGTATTTGTGAAAAAGTCTGCCCCATGTGCATAGCTCTTCTCAAGTTATTTGCCAGTCGATCTACACTACCATAATAAATTGGAATGTATAGACCACCAAGTGGAGCTGGAATAAGAGCTGGTAGAGCGGATGGCGAAACCTTAAAAGGCTGTACTAATGTACTATACCAATAAGCAATTGTAGCTAAAGCAAGTTGCTTCCATGGATCTGTACCATCCTCGGTATTAAATAGACCGTTGTCCATAGATAGACCTGAATAGCACCTGTAGTCAAACGGTAGATCTACAGGCGCTTCTTCACAAGCAGCAGCATTATTTTCAGCCTGTTCACCTTGCCATTTAACAAACTCAAATAGAGTACCACCGCTAAGAGCTTTAAAGTCTGCAAATGTGCTACTTGAGTTAAAAGCCCTTAACTGTGGATCTGGTGTTCTAACCCAGTTATTTTTATATTCAGTAACCACATATGTTGATACTACATGTAGCGGTGTTTTCTGCCATCTACTTAGGATTCTTTGTGTACCATCGGCTAATGTCTCTGTAAATGAAGAAGCATCAATACTACCAGCTGTAAAGGTAGATGGTAAGTAAACTCTTACATCTGGTCTCCATGAAAAGAAGGCAACAACAGCATCTGTCAATATTTTAGGCCTTTCACTAGGAGATTCTCTATTATAAGAAACTTGGATACGTTTTGGGTTCAATTCCTTTTCTGGCCTATCATTTCCAAAGGGCCATGGTTTTTGAATTGGATTAACAGCAGGTCTTTTAATTGCAGAGTCGATAGTATCGATATTTACAACATTAGCAAAAGCACTATACCAGCTAGAAATATCAACAGGATGTGCCGCCATAATAGCATTTCTTACTTTGTTTGAAACGTTATCAATCAACGTTTGCCAGTTATAACCAGCAGCTGCAATTCCTGTTTTAACATTGTTATGTACGTTAATATAAGGTGCACTAAAGCCACTGCCTAAATTAACCCCGCTAAAGTTATAGCCTAGGTATTCTATTTTACCTAAAGATGAAACCCATTCAAAGAAACTCCAGCGTTCGTTTGGACTGCTTATTTTCTCAAACTGTTGTAAGAGCCTGTTCGCAAACATATCTTCAATCTGAGCCCGTGTGTCGCTGGGCTCAATACAGTGAAACTCGAAATAAGAGAAAGTGTAGAGCCTTGACCCTTCTTCTTCTAAGAACTGACAGAACTTCTTCTCGCGTTCGGCTTCTAGTTCTTCTTCAGTCGGTGGGTCTGGAATCTCAGTTGACATTTCATCATAAGGCTCAAGAGATTCTTTGCCCTGTTCTGTAACATTGCCGTCTGCGTCTTTTTGATCTACTAAATAAGGTTCACCATTTCTAAAGATCTGCTCAAAGATTTCACCGTAGGCTTTAATAAAGATTTGTGCTGCTGGTGATTGAGTGTGTGTTGCACCAAATGGAGTTTGTGCAGTCTTAAGTGCATCTAAATAGAAGCCAGCTAAGGCTTCACCAAAATTCCTGCGGCCACTTGGTGTTACAAGTGGTACATATGTTTTAACGTTAAAGTTAGCGTTAATCTCAGCGCCTGGTCTATCTTGACCTTTCAGAACTCCTGGTCCACCAGCATTTGCATCGCCGTTTGCAATGTAACTACTAACGTCTGTTATGAATTTAGGCCATAGTGCTGGCATTACTTATTCTTTTGTTGATAGTTAATATGAGTAGCTGTAAGTTCTCCAACGGTAACTGGTGTTGGCGGCATTGGTGGGCCGCTAGGACCAACTCCAGTTGGGTGGATGTGTGTATTATAGTCATCCAATAGTTTTTGTAACCAGTCTTGTAAGGATTGACCACGCACCGCAGGTTCAGTCTCATCTGCTCCACCTTCACCTTCATTTGAGATAAAAATGTCACCACAGTCTAAGAACATCTTAGCATCAGTTGAGATCTTAATAAAACCCTCTTCGTCGATCTGAATCATCGGCCTCTCTTTGGCTCCAGAGCCACGCGTAATCACAAGACCATCTTCCGGTGAGTGATATATCCTTAAATTTCTTTCAGCGTCGTAGACTAGGCTTATAACATCTTGTGGTGCGTCTGAGGCCTCAAGAACATCAGTCTTAAGGTCATCATTCTGATCTACTTGAAACCAGTATTCTGGGTGATAGATGTTACCATTATCAAAACGAACTGCAACAATATCACCAACTCTAGGTACGTGATGTGAACCTACAGCATCTCTGTTCATTGGTGTTGCCCATGGGATAGCATCGTCTGTTAACTGATCAAATTTACCAAAGACTTTGACACGGCACCTGCCTTTTAGAAGTGGGTCTTCGTTAACCACAACTTCACCAAGCCAATGCGCATCTCTAAGATTATCTCTATAAAGTTCATTGTTATTCATGTACGTTCTGGTTTAAGTTGCCATCTGGACTACTGTCTACTCCTGGCTCGTATATTCTTTCGTTAATTGGTCCTTGTGAACTATCTATCGCATTTTCTGGATAGATCTTTTTTGGAGTTATTACATCGTTACCGTTTCCACCTGAAGGCTGGTTAAACTGATTAAATAATTGTCCAGCTGCGTTGGCTATACCGTTTAAACTAGCTGCGTTTATTGCATCTTGGATTGTAGATCCTGCGTTAATCCCGTGTACATTACCAAGTAGAAGACGCGCAAGTGCACCTTCAACTACAGAGTTAGCGAGTTGCCCAAGTTGCCCTGTTAACAGAGAACCATGTGCATTACCTAAAGCACCTCTATCACCTGGAAGTCCACCTAGTATATTTGTTACACCAGCAATAGCACCATCTAATTGATCTTTTGCCCTATCTTTAAGCTTATCAATAGGGTTAATAGGGTCAAATGGATTATATGCCTCTAATCTAGGATCAGGATCTCTTTGGAACGCTATACTGTTTTCTTGGTTAGCGTTTAAGTTTGCACCATACCTTTGCGACTGCTGTTCAGCGGTATTCCAGTGTATAATAATCTTAGACTTTGCCATTTCTGGCGATTTACTCAGACTGGCAAACATATCACTAGTAGATTCTATATCGAATTCACAGTGGCCTGATCTAGTTACAAAAAGAGGTTTAGCGTCAACGGCCATCTCAGCGTTAGTAGCGTTATCGGGGTTAGTTTCGTCTGGATTTCTAATCTCAGTCCTTGAAGTATCTTTATTTTTTGAATTTAAAAGTCCTGCGACAGTTGTTTGTTGAAAGCCTCTAACTTCAGTTACCCACACGTCCAACTGAAAATGGCGTAAATTCTTAGGTATTACTTCAACCCATCTGTTAAAATCAAATGCAGCTCTTTTGTATAAATCAATCAGAGTAGCAGCAGTAAGTTCAATATTCTCTAGACACTCAATTTCCAGCGATGGCGACTCAGCACCTCGCCATGGATCTTCCATCTTATTGTACTTTCTAGTATTCTCAAGTCCGGATACGCTTTGCCAAAACCAAGGCAGTTCTGTATTAACCTTCTTTAAAAGTTTAACAAAACGAGCTAATAGATCAGCTCTTTCAGTATCTTTAACTACATTTCTTAAATATTCCTCGGCAACACCTGATAGTAATGGTGAATTTTCTCGAGAAGTATCAAACAAAAGGAAGAAGCTCAAGTAAGTCGGATCCTCATTGATCTTCCTTAATTGAGTTGTCTTTCTAAATTCGTTTATCTTACCAAAGTCTGCCATGTACTATATATTCTTATTCTGCGTAGTTAGTAAAACCACCTGGCCATTCTCTTCTAATAAGAGTAACCTCTTGTACTATTCCACCTTTATCAATGTTGTATTTATAGTTAATATTCTCAATTACGTAAAAACCGCTTAAGAATCTGTTAACTACCTGGTCTGGTTTAGAATCTTCATTATCTTCTTCAGCAACACCCGGATCTATATCCAAAAACTTATCAGAAAAACCTTGTTCATCTAAAAACTTATTGTACTTGAGCATTGCCGCAACACGCTCTTTATTGTATTCGTAAATAAGAATTGGAATCTTCTGGTACTTATAGATCGATGGGTTAAAAGATTCTAGAGAGACTTTAAGTTTAACCTTTTCTATCTCAGCTAAGTTTTGCGCCTGGTGTAATTTAGCAAAATTTAAGCTTGGATGTACGTTACCAATATCACCTTCTCCAACATCCTGTCTACCAATATATTTATGCTTCTTATGAGTGTCATATCTATCCTCGTTACGCCTGCCTTTTAGAGGCTCTTCATAGTCCATCATTTCCTCTGAGTTCAAGGCTTCTATTGTAAATTCTTGAAATCTTTCACCGGCTTCTGAGTTATCATCATAAATAACAACGTCTCTAGTATAACCATATGCTGTACTTATATCATTAGCATTATTTACTAGATTAAAAGCACCGATAAACATATTTGTACCTTTACTGTTTCTGTGGTTTGTAAGTATTAAAGGTGCTTCAATATCATCACTTTCTTCAGGTGTTTCTTTATCCTCTGCCGTGCTGTATATTGCTGATGCAAAAGAGGCCTGTAAATCATCTATCGGTGGATTAGGAGAATTAAAAACCCTATTCACATCAACATAGGTTAAATAATAGTATTGATCTATATAAAACCTTTGAAATGAGTCGTCTGAAATATAAGAGGTGTCTACTGTTTCTTTAATAAAATCTAGAGTAGATGTATATGCTTGTATTCTAATTTGAGCATCGTCAGTGTTTTCGATGTTTGTAGCTAAGCCTAGCTGTAAATCTCTAGCAACTTCTTCTAGATGATCTAACGAACCTGCAGCATCAAAACTTCTACACTCTTCGCTGTAAAGCCTTGGTACTTTAGCTGTCCCAACTACGGTAATTGCATTAAAATCACCTTCACTGGCCTGTTTACTAGTAATGCTCGTAATGTCAAAATCCATGTGAATACTCTTAAACGTAGAAGAGTTTTTACTAGTTAACAATATTGTAATCACATCGCCATCTCTTGGAAATGAATCAACACCAAATGTATTTTTTCTGTCAACTAAGCGGATCCTCATCTCAGGCAAAAATCCAGAGTTATCTAATGAGAAACTCTGTATGTCTTTCTGCATGAATTGATAATTATTTAGGAGCACAAATGGTAAATCAACACCAATAGCTTTAGTCTGGCGATCTGCACCACCATCTTCTTCAGCCTCACCTAGCCCCTCAATCTCAATTGCAGTAGGCATAATTGCCGGTTCAACGACCGCTAATATGTTATTGTCTAGATTCATAATTTATTATTGACCACATGGAGCTGTACTACCAGTGCCGCTAGTGCCATTTCCGCCACCAGTGCCGCTAGTGCCATTTCCGCCATCGTTTTGGTTATCTCCATACTCGTCTGCTGAAGTACCGCTAGTGCCATTTCCGCCACCAGTGCCGCTAGTGCCATTTCCGCCACCAGTGCCGCTAGTGCCATTTCCGCCACCAGTGCCATTTCCATCGCCACCATTTCTTAATTTATCAAAATAGAGCTGACTTTCAAAGCTACCTTGTATAGAACCGTTCGGATCTCCATATTCACCGTAGAGTGAGCCTGCAACTTCTTGTGCAACATCCGGGTTAACAGCAACCCAAGAGCCACCAGTCCAGCTCCATACTCCACCTGGAATCTTCTCAAATTGAGAGCCTGTGTTTTCACCGCCAATTGTAATTGTATCTCCTAGAAGATCTGTGTTAATCTCATCACCTGAATCTGCATCAAGATTTCTATTAATAGCATCAACTACAGCATCGGTTTGTGCTTGAGCACCCATTCTAATCTGAGAGCCCACATATTCATAATTCTTTTTACCAACCGGTATTACATTCGGTGGCAACAGATTATCTTTACCATATTTCTTCTTTAAAGCATCAAGTCTACGCTGGTCCTTTTTGCTCAAGCGTTTACCTGAAATAAACTGTAGTTTAACAGGATTATTTGTAGCATCAAATTCTTTCGGTCTTTCTAGCTTGTAGAAGGGAGCGTTTGCATGTGGAATTTCTAAGACATCACCTTCGTTAATTGAAAATGGATCTGAAATAGAGTTCCATTTTAAGATCATATCAAGCTTACTCTGATTTCCATAATACTTCAATGCAATTAGATCTGGCCTTGCAGCTTGATCAGCATTAACAACATGCTCTGGATTAAGCAGTGTAATGTTTTCCTTGTTAGCAAAGATCATAGTTGGTTGTGTTAGGATATACCTAATACCATCAGATGTTTTATTTATAAATGTCTTTAAATTCATAATTATCCAGCTGACATGTCAGACAATTTTTGTATAGCGTCTTCGCTAAAGCCTTGAGCTAGTCTATCTTTATTTCCATATGCAGATACATTTACAAGATTGTCTATGTCTCCACCATATTCTGGCTGTAGATACATTCTACCTTTTCCAGCATTAAACATACTCTCAATCTCACCCTTATCGCGCATTCTAGCAGGTTTAAGTGTAATTTCAACCTTTAGTTTAGAAGGAAAATCTTCATAACCAAACGGCCCTTCAAATGAGAAGCTAGAATCAGTACACGCAAGATTACCAACCATCATAATCGGGTTCAGTGGATTACCGATAGTTAAATGCCACTGCCCAGTAGGGTCTCCGGTTAAAAGTGAGTTAACAATCGCGCCACCCTGTGGCCCATTAAATAATTTCATAAGACCACCACCAATAACGTTATTTAAGATCTTAGAGTCTCCAAGATTACCTGTTTCAAATGCTTTAGATATATCAGCAAAACCTGTAGAAACAGCATTGCTCAGTTGACTACCTAGGCCTTTTAAGAAGCCCTCATAATCACCAGATCTTAGTAGTTCATAGTCACCAAATGGTTTACCAAGAGAACCACTACCAGTATACCTAACAGCACCACCCCAGAAAGGAGCATTATTGTATGTCAACGCTAGTAAGTTTGCCATACTGTCCATAAAAGCAACCTTAGGACTTGTGTTACCATAACCACGTAAATCATAGTGAAAAGTTAATTTAAACTCTTGTTCAAATTTTAAACCCTGCTCTCTAGCCATAATGTTTTTAATTACATTAAGAGGACCATAAACAGTGTTTGGATATGTCTCCTTAAGTGGGTCAAATCCACCACCTTGTGCGTTTGCACGTTGTGTTTGATCTGCATTGTAACCGTTTATACCATTTTCAATAGCCTGGAAAATAGGGCTACCATCAATCATTGCACCAACAGCACCTCTATTCTTCTTACCAGCCTGAATAGTTTGAACTGCAGATTCTTCTTCTTTCCATGGTATACCAACGTTAAACTTAAGGATTTCTTTTAGATCGTTACCCAATGCAGGACTCAACCAAGTAATCGCACGTGCTATATCCGGCTGAGTAACATCAATGGGTTCGCCGTCAGGCCCCATTTGCCTAGGCGCAATGAGGTCATCAGCAATTGGATAACCAAAACGTCTTAGAGTCACCATGTAATTATTAGAAATTTGACCATAGTGTTCACATTGTATAAAGTCAGTCAAGCTATACTTAAAAGCTAAAGAATCAATATTATTAGAATATTGTACAATATTGTTAGCAGTAGGTGCAATATATGGTGAAGTTGAGTTAACAACCGTGCTATACTTGTCAGAAACTTCAGAACCTTGTGAGTTTTCACTTAAACCACTTATGTTCTTGTACTTAAAAAGAGTCCATTTATTAAAGTGTGATCTAACAGCTTCACCTTCATGAATACCCTCAGTTCTGCTATCACCTTCCGGTGCTTTATACTTTCTACTCTGGACTAATGTTTTACCATAAACACTAGTATATTCTGTAGGTGTTGGTTCTTCTTCAACAGTAGTATTACCCTGAGTTACTGGCTCTGGCTCTGGCTCTGGCTCAGTAT